GAGATGGACCAGAGGGTGTAGATCCAGTGCAGGTTGCTCTCTTGGAAATTGAAAAGTTTGTCAAGAAGAGTCTTGGTGAGGAAATTAAAGCCAAACAATATGATAAAGACATTGAAGATAGGTTCACGGATCCCGAAGAATCAGAAACAACCGAACTTGGAGATGTCACTCCTACAGAAGAAACCCCATATGGTAGAGCCAGTTCTTTTGAAGCTCCGTACAACTTTGTTGGCTACGGATATCTCTATTAGATAGGAAAACTGTGGACTTATTATATTTCATACTATGTGCGTATGGATTAACACAAATTTTAACATTTTCAAAAATACTTGAGCCTTGGCGTCCGAGTAGTTATTTTTTTCACTGTCCTATGTGCGTAGGGTTTTGGTCTGGGGTCCTTCTTTTGCTCCTAAACCCTTTTAGCGAACTATTTACCTTTGATGTTTCCATAGTAAATGCTCTCTTGTTGGGGTGTTTATCTTCGGGAACATCCTATGCGTTGTGTATGCTCATATCGGACGGAGGATTTCAATATGAATACCGAACTAAAGGGAGTATGGACCCAAAAGTGGATGCTAAGACCAGTAACAAACTGTTGCAGGGGTAGCAGTATCGTGCGGGTAGCGCCCGCACTCAAAGGAGATAAAAATGAATAAGAAATATGTCTTACAGGAATTTATGAACTTAGATTACAGTGACGATCTTCTCACAGAAGAGGAACGTGAAGGTAATCGTAACGGTACTCACCTTATTGTGGCAGGAAAGATTCAGTGCGCTGAAGCAAAGAACGGCAATGGACGTATTTATCCACGCCCAATTCTCGAACGAGAGATTAAAAATTATGAAAAGCTCGTCAAAGAAGGTCGTGCCATCGGAGAACTGGACCATCCAGATAGTTCCGTAGTAGAGCTTAAGAACGCTAGTCACGTTATAACCGAGGTATGGTGGAAGGGTGATGACGTTATGGGTAAGATGAAAATTCTTAACACGCCTGCGGGGCAAATAGCCAGACAACTTGTTGAAGGTGGTGTTCAGTTGGGTATTTCTAGTCGTGGTTTGGGTTCTACTCGCCAAGAGGGTAGTACTACTATGGTAGAGGATGACTTTCAGCTTCTTTGTTTTGATTTGGTTTCCGAACCAAGCACCACAGGTGCATTTTTAGTTGCAGAGAGCCAAGTAAAAACCCACTTGACAAAAGCTGATCGAATTAATCGTGCGCTTAACGATGTTCTCGGGGACGACGATTAAAGATGGGCGGTTTTGGTGCTAGTGGTAGTGGTGGACAGGGATTCGCAATTCGGCTTGAGGCCGATGGCGACACAAAGCTAGGAAATAGTGACGGCGACCTACATCAAGTTACGGGCACTCTTCAGTTAAATGAAAATGTATTTTTCTTAGCAAACGGAAGAGTCGGCCTCGGCGACAGCGCCCCAAGTCACAAACTATCTGTTGGCGGAAGCATGGAAATCGGTCAGTATATTTACCACAAAGGTGATAATAACACATTTATAAATTTTACTGATAATCGAGTAAGAATTAATGCGGGTGGTAATAATCACATAGATTGTCAAGATGAATCCAGTGCTCCTCATAAAGTTAGAATTAATAATGGTGGTAATAACATTGACTTTGTTATCAAAGATAATAGCAATAATGTGTATTTCACGGCAGATGCCTCTACTTCGAGAGTCGGTATTGGAACAGACACCCCCAGCGAAACACTACACGTTGCAGGCAACCTTGAGGTTTCGGGAAACGATTCCAGAGTTAAAATCCATGGCATTGAGGATAGTCATCCCGGTCTTGAATTTTACGAGGCCGGCACACGAAAGTGGATCATCTTTAACAACTACCAAGACGACAGCCTTGATTTTAAAACCAACTCAAATACACGAATGGTGATAAATCAAGACGGAACTGTTGGAATTGGAACTCAGTCTCCTGCCAGTGAGTTACATGTTAACGGAGAGGTTCGTGCCACCGTAATGTCTTCTTCAGCCGGTGCTACATTTCTTGGGGACGTAATAACCAAAGATATAAAAGCTTCTGGATCAATAACTGTAGCTGGGACAGCAATTACTAGTACTCCTGCTGAACTAAATCTTTTAGATGCCTCTGTAACATCGGAAGCAAGCGACGGCGTATGGGCAGTTGTGGAAAGAGTTGCCAAGATTACTGTGGATAGTAACGATTATGCTCGCTCGTCTGGACCGGTATCTCTTGGTGTAACCATACCAGATAATGCGATATTAACCAAATACGTTTTTGATTGCACACAAACCTTCGCTGCCGGCGATGACGGTTCGGAGGCAATGGCTGTAGTTGACCTTGGGCTGTATAACGCTAGTGGTAAAGTCTTTGACTTTGCGAGTCAGGCCAACATTGAACGAACCGGCGCAGATTTCGCCCCGTATGTAGCCGCCGTCAGTGAAGTATCTCCTCTGGCAGCCGCATCCACTAAATTAACGGAGGCACTCACGGCTAAAATCCACGTCTTTGATGACGGTAGTGGGATGTTGAACAGCCTTGACGCTGGCGCTTTGGATATTTATGTGTACTATATAATAGGTGCGTAACCCGCAAGAAAGAAAGCTATGAAAAAATCGGAACTCAAGAATATTATTAAAGAATGCGTGAAAGAGGTGATCTTCGAAGAGGGTGTTCTTTCTGGGATAATTACAGAAGTTGCACAAGGTCTTCAAGGGTCATCCTTGGTCCAGGAGTCTAGGCAACCGCAACAAAACCCAAAACCCTCTCCTGAGGCAAGAGAGGCGAAGAAGAGAGTTCTTTCTGCTATTGGCAACAATGGCTATGATGACATAAAGAACAAATTTTCAAACCCTCAGCTTTTTGAGGGCACAACACCAATACCAAGTGGAGACAGTCGTGGAGCTTTATCCGGACAATCCCCAGGAGATCCTGGTGTTAACATAAACAATTTACCAGGGATGCGGAACTGGGGCGCAGTCGTATCCAAACTAAAATAAGAAAGTAGTAATAATGAGAAGGCAAAAAAATAAGAATTTTTCTAAAAGAGTTAACGGTTGTGTCACTGTAACTGCTGATGAATGTGGCGGGAACAGCGATCGGATGATTCGTAAATTTATCAAAAAGGTAAAAAAAGATGGAATTGTTGAAGAATATAGGTCCAGAAGACACTATACAAAACCATCTGCTATAAAGGCCGAGCGACGTGCTGACCGACAAAGATTAATTGATAAGGTAAATAAAGATAGATCAGAACTACTTAAACCAAGTGGGAAACGAGCCAATCGTAAAGCTCGAGGGAGAAGATAATGGGAAGAAACTATTCATACAACACCCCAGGGGTTAATAATGTTGGATCTTATCAGATGGCTGGTCTGCCGTACTTATCTGGGTCGGAAGGTTTAGCTTCCGGCGAAGAGGATCGTCACTCGTTTGACCCAATTGCAAAATCTATCACTGTCTTTAACCATGGTAGTCAGCACATAAGAGTTGCTTTTGCTCCGACTGGTTCAATGAACACTCCTGCAACAAGTCATCACTACATTACCTTGTCTGGCACTGCTGCCACAGCCGGGCTGAGTGGCAGTACATCAATCACCTTAAACGGCAGGATGAAAGACGTTTATATTTCAAACCCGGCGGCACTCGCAACACGCTATGAAATATATGCAGAACTTACAAACATTGCCTCTGGCGAAATGTTGACACCAACTGGTTCTGGTATTTCACTCTAAAATATAAACCAAAATGGCTATTTGTGTTGCTCATAACTATTTAATTTGATTAACTGCCATCTTAAGGGGAGCAATTTATGTCTAATTCTATGCTAGAGCAGGCCATCTTGGATGCAAGCCAACTTCGTGAAGCCGCTTTGAAGAGCGCCGAAAGTGCGGTTATAGAGAAATATTCTTCAGAAGTTGAAAAAGCAATGCAATCTATTTTAGAGCAAGAAGAAGATGAGCTTGCACTAGGTGCTGAGGAAGGTGCCGACGCCGAAGATGAAATAGAGGTTCCTATGGCTCATGACCCATCCGTTCCCGATGAAGATATAGTGGTCGTTGATCTCGATCAAATTATCGCTGCGGCTGATGCCGAACAGGATCCGGAAGAAACAGATTTTGAGATGGACAGAGAAGAGATCGCTGATGAAGTCGGTCTTGACTTGGACATGGAGCCAGAATTGGACGCTCCAGGCAACAGGGACGACGAGATAGAACTAGACGAAAGTCATCTTGTGGACGTATTCAAGGAAATGTTAACTATTGACATCTCTGATGAAGACCAGGCAATGGTCGCAGAGTATGACGAGGAAGAGGTCGCTGAACAAGAGGAAGAAGAAGGCGTCTATGTAGCCTCTGCTTCAACTGATGGTGTTGACAAGAAAGATCTTGAAGACATTGAATACAAGACAGACCGCCTTGAATTAAAGAATGAGTCTCTAAACAAAGAGAACAAGAAATTAAGAAATTTATTATCAAAAGTCAAGAATCGTTTGGAAGAGGTAAACCTCTCCAACGCTAGGTTGTTATATGCGAATCGTGTTTTGCAAGACTCCTCCCTGAATGAGCAACAAAAGAATAGAATTGTTGAGATGGTCGGAAAAACACGGTCGGTGGAAGAAGCGGAGATGTTGTTTGAAACTCTTCAAAAGACAATGGCGGGTAAATCTTCTAATAGAACCCCACAATCGTTGTCTGAAGCTGTGTCAAAGAGATCATCTGTAATTCTTAGTGGACGCCAACCGGCTGAAAGCACCGATAAGAGTCCTGTTTTAAATCGCTGGGCTACGCTCGCAGGTATTAACGACAAATAACAGATAAATTAAAGGAGAAAAACAAATGTCTGTAATTGAAACATTGACCGAAGGTATTCGTCAACGTTCTCTTGCTAAAGAAGGTGAAGCTCTTCTTGATAAGTGGGAGCAAACTGGTCTTCTAGAGGGTCTCAACGATGTGAATCGTACCAATATGGCCCGTCTATTGGAAAACCAGGCTGCACAGCTTCTCAAAGAATCTACAACTATGCAAGCAGGTGACGTCGAAGGATTCGCTTCTGTCGCATTCCCAATTGTACGCCGTGTATTCGGTGGGTTACTCGCTCAGGACCTCGTTTCTGTGCAACCGATGAGCCTCCCAAGTGGACTCATCTTCTTCATGGATTTCGTCTACAGCCCCGATAGCGGAATGGGCACCACTGATAACAGTGGTACGTTCCACCGTCTTGGAGCCGATGGCGATGCATCTATTTATGGTCAAGGACGTGTTGCTCGTCAGATCCTCAGCGGTGCAAACCTCGCTGATGCTGCTGGCCAAGCAGGTTTTTATGATCTTGGTAACGGCTTCTCGAGCCCGACTGGCTCGGTTAATGGCTTAACAGTTATTTCTTCGGGTACTTTCGGTGGTAACGAGTCTTCTGCTGATGTCAAGACCCTTCGCCGTGACCCAGATCTAATTTCTGGTACATCTACTTACGTTATTGCCGAGTACACCTTTGCAAATACAGATGGTGTCAACTTTGACAACCTCGCTGCTCTCGTGGTCT